AAGGCCGGGGCGGTCATGGTAAAATGGATTTCGTCGTTGTGGGAGCGCAGGCTCTTGTAGAAATTGACCCGCTCCAGCACCCGCCAGGGCCGCGTTTCCTCTCCGAAGGTATCCGTGAGGTCGATGTTGAGCCTGAAATGGTAGGGTTCTCCCCCGTACTCAAACCATTCCTGCACCTCCGTCTTGGGATAAATGGCTCGGATAGCCGTTTCCACGGCGGCTTTCGTCCCCAGCATCTTGTGAACCCGCCAGCTGTCTTTCAGCGTCCGGCGCTTCTCCCACAGGGTGTAGTCCGGGTCCCACCAGTCCACCTTGAAATCGTAGGCCAGAATGTCCAGGAGCTTTTCCGGCAGCTGGTCAATGTTGGAGATCACCCGCACCCTGTCGATTTCCGCCAAACGTTCCTCCAGGTTTGCCGCGCCGGACTCAGCAAGGGCCACGATAGATTTGTCATACCGCAGCGCGGGCGGCAGGATCAGGAGCAGATTTTCCTTCGTAATGCCCCTACTCATCCTCATACCCTCCGTTGGTAATGACCGGCATTTCCGCCAGCTTGGCCAACTGCGGTACATATTGGTCGCTCCCATCCCGCAGAGGGGTGAAGACCGGTGACGCTATGACAGCCCGTTTAATGCCCGTCTCCATCAGCATAGCGGTCAGTTGAGACGGATTGATATCGCGGCCCAACTTCGCGCACTGCCAGGCGGCATACTCCTTAACCTTCTCCTGCACCGCCGCCTCCAGAGCGGCGGCATTGACAGCCGAGTTCCGCTTGACATAGTAGGTCAGGCTGATGCTGTACTCCACTTCCTCCGGGTCCTCCACAGATACGAGATCGGTCATGGGCCGCACATTGTCTGCATTACATGCCGCCAGCACACGGCTTTTCATCTCGTCCGTGGCAATCGTGCCATCGTCCATCAGGACGTATATCTTGACAACGCCCGGGGTGGGGGACGCGGCGATTACGTCCGCAATCTCTGTACTGGTTTGCTTGGCAAAGTATATGTACCCGCCCCGCGCTCCGGCGCAGCTATAGCCGTCCATAGATAACCGCAGCAGTTCGTAGAACTCCTCGTCGGTTGCCGCGTCCGCGCCGCCATCCGACTCCGTAACATTTTTGCAGGAAAGAAAATAAGCAAACGGGTCAATCATGGAGCTGATTTGTCCCTCGACGTAGCCGTTGCCAATCTTGCCGGGCGTCTGGCACTGCACCTTCGTATCAACACAGGTAGCGCCCGCAGTGATATATACGTCCTCCAGCGTCTCCCACACAAGTATCTGGCTTGCGTCTGTCACCCGCGTTCCCTTCGGCACCAGCACGGCAAACGGCTGTGCCTGCGAGATGGTAAAACGCATTGTGCATGTTGCCGTTTGTGCCTGCGGGCGTTTCTGCATATAGAACAGCTCTGCCAGCGCGTCCAGGTTATCCCCCACGGCACGACTCGGTATGTTCTGGTTGCCCGTGTAGTTGGTCAGTATCCGTTCCAGCGTGATTGCTTCTGCCAGCCACTGTATGAAGTTCCGCTCCGGGCTGGCCGGATGCACTGTAACGCCCATGATGCTCTCATATATAGCGGTCAGCCACACAATGATATCTTCTGGATTCGTTGGAATGAATTGATAGTCCGCATTCATGCTTCCTCGCCTACCTCCACTTCGATCTGTACGTTGAAAGACAGTTTCCCCGGATTGGACACATCAAAGAACAGGTTGATATCCTTATACTTGGCGCGGGGTTCCCAGGTTTCAATAGCCTCTTTGACGGGGATTACAGCCATGTTCTTTGCCAGGTTCATCGGCTTATCGAGAAAGCTCATATCCAAACCGAAATCCCGGTACATGGGGACGGTCCCCTTCGGCGTTGCCAGAATCACCGCCACATTGCGCAGGACCTCTTCCAGCACGGTTTTCTCCCGCAGATTGATATTCGACAGATCAGACGCCGATACGGTATATTCCATCTTCTACGCCTCCTGACTCGGTATGGTGAAGGTCTGTCCCGGATAGATCAATCCGGGGTTGCCGCCTATCGTTTCCTTGTTGGCTTCGTATATTTTTGAGTAGTCCGCGCCGTTTCCGTAAAATTTCTTTGCCAGCGTCCAGAGATTATCCCCTTTCTTTACGGTGTAGGTCCCGCCGGGGCCGTCCGCCGCGCCGCCGCTCCCAGCAGCAGGAGCAGTTTCAACAGGAGCCGCCGCTCTTCCGCTTTCACTGTTCAAGTACTCTTGCAAGGTCAGAGATACTTCAACAGCGTATAGGTCGCCCATCACGTCCGTATACTCCATTCTGGTTTCGTGTTTGGTGATATTCCAGCGGTATTTCCCGTATCCATGTCCGCCAATCGTCAGCCCAAGAGCCTCCGCATTCCGCTCATAGTCCCATATTTTTATAATTTCGTCCATCGGATTCACGCCAAGCTCCGCCGTCAGGAGGATGTCAAAAGTAAAGCTGTCCGGGTCCAGACCCGTAAACTCCGTCAAGGCGTGTGTGGCGTGCCGCGCATGGGTGGAATACCTGGCCGAGCCACCCCATTTCATGTTTTTGGGCGTGCGGAAAACTTCTCGTGAAACAATAAATTGGATTCCGTTTTTTTCGTTCGGCTCTTCCGGCTTCTTGCTCAGATATCCGATTACCGCCACGGCGTCACCTTCCCCAGAACTACGCCATCCGCGCTATGCAGCGGGAAATACAGGACCAGGACCAGGTCTCCCACTTTCGGCATCCACGGGTTGATGACCAGCTTATGCCTGTGGTCTACGTAGTCCTTGTCCCCAACGCGGCCCGACTCCGGTTTACACTCCGTTTCAAACTCTGTCCACTGCGGAGAATCATACGGATAATCCTTGATAACCGCCTTGTTGAACAGCACTGGCATCCAATCCGATTCAATGCCGAGATAGTCAAAGTAGACCTTGGCAATGAGTCTCCCGTTGTCTACCGCCGTAACGATTCCTTCCCGTACAACATCCTCCACATTCATGTCAGTATCCCAGCACCTTTCGCAATTGGATTTGTGTGGTGTATCCGCCGCCGCCTACCGCGTGGACCGCCTTTGTGACGATATAATTTCCGTCCCAGCCGCCAAAGTCCTTGAGCTGTACCACGACGCCAGCCACAAGCCCCACGTCTCCGGGCAGTGTAAAGTCCGCAGTCTTGGCGTTCTTGTTGTGCAGGCGCAGGAGCTTTTGCGCCAGGGTCTTTGCCTCGCCGATGCTGCTGACTTTGGCGGTTTTTTCAAGGACTTGTTCGCCGGACACGCCGCTGTCTTCATATTCTCCCTCAATCAGTTTACCGGTAGCAGGGTCCTTGTACCGGACGCGGCACTTGGCGTACTGCGTACCGGCGGAGCCGGAGGACAGCTTATACCTGGTGTATCCGCCGTCCGCTCCTCTCCTGATTGTCCGCACCGGCGCTTTGGATTCGTACTGCGCCTGGTCATACAGCACCAGCTTTCCGTCTGTCGCCTTGATGGATATCCCGGCGTCCTGGCAGAGCTTTCTCAAGAAGTCTATGTCGCTCTTCTTTGTCTGCTCCACGCGGTCATAGGACGGATTGGAGGACGATTCATACATGCAGGACATGCCGCCGCCGGCGGCAATCTCCGACGCGATTCCGGACAGGGTGTAGTTTGTCCACGCTTTGGACTTCCTGGTCTGCCGGATGCTGTTGGAGAACGCCAGGCCGGAGGCGTTGATTGACACCACGGCTGGCGGGCCGGAGGCGTCCACACTGTCCAGCTCAAAGGAGCCTGTTTTCAGTTCTCCGTTCCGTTCCCAGTTTTCTTTTCTGATGACGGCGCTGATGGACAGCCGCCCGCCTGCGGCAGCCTCTACGGCCTCCGGCAGCCATTTTTCCAGCCACAGGCCATCCCGATCCTGAATTTGTATTTTCAGGTCATCGGCCATGTCGTCCTCATCATCCGTGTAGGTGATGCTCAACAGATATGGCTTGATGTCCTGTGTGATGTCTGTTCCGCCAAACGTAACGGATACGGAAGTTCTTCTTGCCCGTCCCACGCTGAACCTCCTATCGTCTCCATGGCGGCAGGTCGCCGCTTGGTACGTCCGCCACTTCCGGCAGCCGGAGGATCACACCCGCCGGGAAAATCAGCGTTCCCACATGCTCCATATTGGCGTTGGCTAACTGGTCTGTGTACTTCGTGCCGCCCAGCTTTTTGTACGCGATCCGGTCCCAGGTATCCCCTTGCACCGTTCGATATGTCCTCACACCATCGCCCTCCTTCTCCGGTCGGCGTCAGCCTCCTCCAGCACTTCCAGTACGGCTGTCCGCAGTTCTCCGCTGCCGATATAATCCCGCCATGCATCCACAGTCTCAGGCACTGCCCCGGCTTCAATATGGAAGTGCATTTCCATGTTTGCCGTTCCGGAGTCCGCCGCGCTTACCGGCAGCGGCGTTTGTGGGTAGTAGCTGATTTCGTTTTCCTTCTGCGCTGCCATGTACTGATTGTATGTCCGGTTGTCATAGCTTTTTGCGCTTTGGCTGTACTCGTTGTATTCCTCCGCCACCCGCTGTGACACATGGTTCGGAAGAATCTGCTCCCCTCCGCGCATACGCATCAGTTCCGGACCCTCTTCGCCCACCCATGCCCATCCGGGCGGCGCGCTGCTGGTACCGGATGCATAGGCTCCAGGCGCATGATCTCCTGCGTCACCACTGTGCCCGCGGCTGGTACTGCCCAGGTCAACGCCCAGCGCGTTTGCCGCCTCCCGCGCAATGCGGGTAAAGGTATCGCGAACCGGGCCCGCCATATCGTCCGCCTTATCAATAAAGGCCTGGATGGTCTCCCGCGCGCTCTTCGCCGCCTCTTCCGGAAGAGCCATTTCGTCTACGCCGTCTCTGACAGCCTGCCCCATTTCCGCCATCGCGCCGTCGAGGTCCGTCTGCATCTCTGTAAACGTATTAGAAAGTGTCTCTTTGCCCTCTTCCACTCTGGCAAAGGCGGCATTCAGGTTTCCAATCTCTGTTTCTCCGCTATTGGCAATTGCTTGCAGGTATGCTGCGCTCTGGGTGCTGCCATCGCGGAGCTGGTCCAGCAGTCCCTCCGAAAGGCCCATATCCGCCGCTTTTTGCAGGTTCTCGGAATAGTTCAGCAGGTAACTGGTCTGAGAATCCAGCGCGTCGATCATGTCGTTGACGGACATATCCACTTCCACAGCCATCTCGTCAAACAGCCCGATCTGTTCGCTGATGCTCTTGTAAGCCTCGTCATAAGTCGAACTGTAGGTTTCCGCCATAGCGGTCAGGTCCTCCTGCACAGCCTGTACAGCTGGGTGCATTGCCGCCGCTTCCTCATTTGGCAGGAGGCCGAAAGCCTCTTGCGTCTTGCGGATGATTTTTTCCAGGGAGTTCATTTTGCTTTCAGCTTCCTCCGCTGCTCCGGCGTCTACCTTCAGAGCCTTTTCGTGGGCGCTGATGCTGTTATTCGCTTCCGTAATCTGATTGCTCAGTTTTTGGGACTGCTCCTCCAGGTCGTAATACTCTTGCGTGAGAAATCCCGTGGCATCGGTGAGAAGTCCGGTCTTCCGGTATTGCTCATCCGATTTTCTCTGTGCTTTATCCCACAACTCTGACATTCGCGCCTGTACATCGGACAGGTCCTGCGTGGACTGCTCCAATTCATACCGCGACATGGTAAGCTCTACTTCGTTCTTGGCGGATTCTACAAGGACCTCGTTGTAGTCATCGTAGAGAGAATTCACATATTCCTGATAGGCCCGCTCCTTGGCGTTCTGTTTCCAAGCCTCGGCGTTCGCCCGCAGGGACGCGGTATTACCCTCCAGCGTGTAGGTCTGCCGCCCGTATTCGTCCGTGGTTGCGCTGATGGTGTCCGACAGCTCCGGCATCAGCTGGAGCAGCAGGCCCAGGGTATTCTGGTACTGCCGGTTCTCCGCCGCGTTTTCTCCCTCCGCCTCCTCG